ACATTACCAGCAGCAGAACTTACTCCTGGTGACCAATGAATACCGGCATAGATGTCAGTTCCTATTGCCCACTCAAGAGGAACATCCCAAATGACAAACGCCTCTTGGTTTGTCGTTGGCGAAAAACCTAAAACAAACGTACCGCCTTTGAAGTCAACCAATTCAGCAGGATTACCAAGACCTTCACGCAATGTAGGCTCAAGACCTTCCATTGCCCATGCGGTATTAGTCCTGCCTGCAAGATCGGCAAAGTTACCATCTAACTGCGCCCAAGATAACGGAGTACCTTGGGTTTGACGGTAAACAATCGTCATGCAAAAGTCTCCGTTAGCCTAGATCTGTATTTTTGTTGTCTAAGCCTACCGCACTCAACGCAGCGACGCTTTTCGTACTTTCCTTCTTTGATAACACGAAGGTTATCTCCAATCAAAGCGTGCCCACTTTTACAGTGTGTCCACATGCTTTTAGGAAGTGGTTTTGACTTCCAAGCAGCCAAACACTGCATAATTTTTTCGGCTCTTCTTTTACCCATGAGAGAAAACAAAGTCATCATTAAACCTGCCGTCTGTGACTGGTTTGTAGATGACCATATGTATGCCGTTTTACCAGAAGGTAATATGCGTTCTTTGCGAGAACCAAAACCAAAGATGCTGTGAAATTTATCTACAACATCTTTGTCTGTCATGCAAAGTTGAGCAACCAAATCAACTTCGCGCCGAATACCGAAATATCCTTCGCCTTCCATGATTCCTGCCGCCCAATAAAGATCTTTTGCGTTCATGCTCAGAGCGCAAAAATTCCGCTTGCATTGAAAGTAACTGAAATGTCGCCTCCGTTGGGCGTAACCGGAAGACCGGTCACACCAGTATCAATGTAGGCCACCAGCGGAGATGTTGCGGCAGAACCTGTGTCTACATAAATCACAAGAGCCTCAACAGTGCTTCCACTTACCGCAGTGTAAGTAACGTCAGCGCCGTCAAACACACCATTCGTGACAGTCTTGGTAGCGCCAATCGTCTGAGCAGTGCCAACCACGCCGGTCAGCGAGGTCAGGAACTGATGCGCTGCGTTGTAGGTGTAGACGCCAGTGTCAACCAAAGCAACCTTAACCGTGCCGGTCAAAAGATTGGTGTTGGTTGCTGCGCCAAGGATGGTTTCCTTGTACTTGGGGTAAATCGCGTTTGCCATTTCTTACTCCTTAGCCGATGCTAAACCAGTGTGTTGGGTAGGACACAGAGAACTTGCCGTTGATGCTCTTTGTTGCATTTGGGAAAGCAAACACCGCAACAGCACGATTTTCTTTGCTTGCGTTATACACAAGACATCCTTGAGCCTGAATGCTGCAATTCTCCATCATTACATCAGCGAACTTGACCGCTACACCGTGCTGAGTAGGAGTTAACTGCATGTCCTTTAGAACAACTCCACCGGGCGTATAACCCTGACCAGAGCATTCTCCCATAGGATCATAGGCTTTTGTGTCTTTGTTTAGCTTGGCACCTGTCTTATAAAGTGCCATGCGGTATTCGTCCTTTGATGAATGGACTCCATCCATCAATTCCATGATGAAACTTCTGCAAGTAGCAGAGTTAATCATGCTCGAAAGTCTCCGCGCCAACAACCATGCCGTCCTCGTTGCGGATCAACTTGATTGTCTTGGGTTTTGACGGCTTATCCTCTTGCTTGAGGTTCATCTTGATCTCCATCGGTTCACTTTTCACAGTGATGTTAGGAGTCATATTGAACTCTGGCTGAAGAGCGATAACCTGTTCCGTAGAGCCGATGTTCATCCTAGAACGCTGATTCCCGCCGCCGCCTCCAGTGTCTTGGGGGCTTGAACCTGGGATGGCCTCGTCCTTCTTGTCCTTCACCAATTCATCGCCGCCCTCGATGTTGGACATGCCGAGGTATTCACGCGCTTCGTTAGGGGTCAGGATGCCGCCAGTAACACCTGCCTTGGCGAAGTTCATCTGGTCCAGCGGAGCGCCTTTCAGGAAGTTCCGGGTGTCAAACTCGATGCAAAGGCTAGGGTACTGAGACAGCAAATGCTGTTTGAGCTTCTGTTGGATGTTGACAATGATCGGATAAATTGCGGACTTGTAATACTCATCCAGCATAGTTTGAGTATTGTTGTACTTGGATTCTCCGATTCCAATCATGGACGGAGGCACACCAAAAATGCCGCAAATCCGCTTCATCGTCTGGAGCTTCAACTCTCGCGCATCAGCGTCCTGAAGAGTCAGCATTTCCAGCGGCATGTATTTCATGCCTTGATCCAGCAGCATGCCCTGACCCGGCTTAGACCCGTCAGTACGCTGGCTTCCGGTCATGTTCGCCCAGGCTTCCTTCAGCCTCGCAGCGATTTCCTTGTACTTGCCATCAGGGATAACCGACTCGGTTACGAACATGCCTGACGGTTTGGCCCCGTTGAGCATGACGTAGTTGGCGTACAGGTCGATGTCTTGATCAAGAGACACCAGTTCCGTCGCCAGGATGCCCTTGTTAAAGCCCGCAGAACCCTGCCATGCCATGTCCTTGATGTGCATGACCTGATGCGAGGCCAAAGGTTCGTCCTTAGAGAATCCATATGAAGGAGTAGACAGCCTGTAGGATGGATACCGCGTAGGAGTCACCTGAACAGCGATCAGAGTGCTGTCTAGGATGTACATCTCAATCGGGGTCTGGCTAGGATTGCCTTGGTCCTTCCTCCACCACAGAGTAAAGGCCTCGCCAGACAATTCATGCCACATCAGCCACTGATACCAGAACTCATACTGGCTTTGGAAGGCATTAGGGTTCTGAATCAGGTTCATCACCTGAATTGCTTTGGCCTTATTGCGCTCAGTTACGCCTTCACCTTCAATGGCGTCAACGTACTTACCATCCTCAGTGCGGCACATCACCCGCAAAGGAAGTTGAGCAATAGACCGCGCTTTAGCACCAATACATGACATAACCGTCGAATTTCTCGACAGCATGGACACATCGACAGTCCGACCAGCGTCATTGACAGAACTGGTCGTTACATACAGCAGTTGGCTGTTTAGAACAGAGCCTTGCTTAGTCGCGCCATAGGTGATCTGGTTGCCCAGGGCCGTTTGCCCGAACAACGTATTGGCTTCTTTTGCCGATGTTTTCTTACGAAATACGTCGAAAATGCCCATGTCAGACCCCTTTGGCTACACTTTACCACTCTAATGATCTAAAACCAAATGAATCAGATACAAATACGTTATCTAGGTGGCCGTGGACAGCCATGATCATGGCGATGATACCGTCAACCTTAGCGGATGGGTCTGCTTCGTTCTTCCTAACCTTGATGTTGTCGTTTACGTCTTTGTAGACTTCGCAATTTCCTAACTGCCAGCCCACAAACGGATTGCCATCGTGGTTGATGGCCTTCTTCATAATCAACTCTTCCGTCGCCTTACTCGGGCTTGACAGCATTGCCATACCCTGGCCGACCTTGACCACAGGAAGTCCGTCCGCGTACAGGTTAGCCACCAGATTGGCGGCGTTGTACGGGTCATAGTTGATTTGCTTTACCTCGTACTTCTCACATAGGTTGCGGATATATTTCTCGATTTCCCCGTGGTCTGTGACGTTACCCGGAGTGAACTTGAGAATCCCACTAGCCGCAGCTTGTAGGTAGGTAGGTCGGTAGTGATTGGGAACGAGATCAAGCGACTCTTCAGGCAGGAAAAACTGAAACTCCGCAAAGAACTTCTCGTCAGAATACCTGTGTAGCGTGCAAATTGCGTTAAGGTCGCGGGAGTGCGCCAAGTCAAAAGCCACAAAGGTGGACTCTGGTTTATCAGTTGGTTTGGCGGATACGGAGCTATCCCAGAACCGGCGATCCACCCAAGCAGCGTTTGCAGAGACGTATACATTCAACTGCTTGCAGAGGAACTCGTTGAGGCTTGCAGGCTTTGCTGATGCCTCATCTGCCATGTGCTGGATGTGGTCGGTAGACACCGAAATCCCGAGCATAGGGTTTGCCTTTGCCCAGGTCTTTTGGTCTTGCCAGTTGTCTCCAGCATCGATTGAGTACAGAAGCCCAAACCACCGCCCGTTGTCTTCCGCCGCGCCTCGAAGGATCGTCCTGAAGTAGTTGAGGTCTTCATAGAACTTGGTTTCCTTAGTGAAGCTGGCCGTCGTCAGATATATCCGAAGAGGATTCTTCCGAGCACCCATGCCCGAATGAAGAACCTCAATAGACGCTCTTTCAGTGATCTGTGCCGCTTCATCTACCATCGCGCATGAAGGGTTCTTTCCGTCGCCGGTTTTCCTATTCTCGCGGGACAGGGCCCGGTAGGTGGAAGTCGAGTCGCCTTGCTTCTTGATCTCGTTGCGGTACACAAGGTACTTCGCGGCCAGATTGGGGTCCATAGACTCCACAATCGCCTTAGATGAGTCAAAGCAGATGGATGCCTGTTCCCGGCTGGTAGCGAGAGTAAAGACTTCCGCACCAGCATCACCAAACATCAACTCATACAGAGCGATGATAGACGCGACCGTAGTCTTGCCCGACTTACGAGGCACATACAGGATTACGTCCGTCACCCAGCGCTTACTGTGGTCTGACTTGGCTCGAAAGCCATAGAGCCCACAGAGGAACATGATCTGGAAAGGCTGAAGCTCAATCGGCTTCCCAGCATCCGGCCCCTTAACGTGGTTGCAGAAGCGGACGAACTTGAGGATGTGTTCTGCTTTGGCAGGCACAAACTCATAAGGTGCGTCCTTGCGTTCCGCCATGTCGAGGAAACGCTGGCAGGCAAGTTGTACGTCCTCGCAAGCCTG